AGTTCCTTGATCTTGCTCGACAAGCTGTTTAGGTTTTTTAGGTTTAGGTGCTTTTATTTTCATATCACCACCTTCTTCTAAAACCTCCTCGTTAGCTTTTACTTCAGTTTCAGTAGGTTGAATTTCTTCAACTACTTCTTTCTCTTTTTTAGCCATAATATAATATTATAAAATTAAACAAATTATCTAGGATCAAATCCACCTAGACCGAAATTACCATCTAAACTATCATTACCTGATGATTCAAAGTTTTTAGCACTATTCTTGTTTTTTCTTTGCTCTTCACCTTGTAATTTTACTCTTTGGTCTTTTCTATCCTCTTTTTGAGTTTCTTTTTTATCAGCTATAGAGTTTTCCATGTTTTTAATTTGCATGTTTAATTGAAACTCATAAGCCATTAATTCTTTTTTAAGTTTAGCTTCTTGAGCAAGTTTTTTGCTTGCTATTTGAGCTTTTACTTGTTCTAGCTGTGTTTGCATTTGAGTTATAGCTTGTTGCTTTTGTACCTCAGCTTGAGCAGCTACTTCCTGTGCTTCAGCGTTAGCTTTTGCTTGAGCTTGTATATTTTTTTCTGCAAGCTCTTGATCTTTTTCTAGCTTTTTCTTTCTTCTTATTTTTAACAATTGATTAGCTAGTTTTACATTTTTAATTGTTCTAAGATCTATAGCATCTTCTAGTTCTATGCTTTGTTGTGTTAATGCCATTTGAATATTATTCTCTAGCATTTGTTTTTCTTCTTCGTCTGGTTCTAATTCTAAAAATATACCAAAATCATATAAATGTAGATTTTGCATCTCTTCTAATGTAGCAACATTATGAGCACCTATAGCTTGTATAAAAGCATCTCTTGTTGGTGAATATTCTATAATGTCAGATATTCTTAATGATAATGCTTCTGCAACCTCAGCTGTTAAAAATAAACCAGACTGTAATATGTGTCTAGTAGCTGTATTTGAATTAGCAGCAGCAATTTTTTGTATACCTACTAAAGCATTCTTATCAGGAGTACTAGCATCACGCGCCTCGTTCAATCCGGTGACATCTCTGATCATTTGTAAGTAGTAGTTATATGTTTGTATTAAAGACTGCAATTTAGCGCCTCCATTACCACTTTGTATTTCTTGTATTGGAACTTTACCTGGATTAGGATCACCATCAACAGTCATTGATCTACCTATAATACTACCAGTTTGGAAAAACATGTTTAATGCTTCTTGTGGATTATAGTTTGTACCGTTACCTAAATCAACCTCAGCTAAACCATCAGCATCCATATAAACACCATCAGGAACCATTCTACTTAAAACCTGTTGTAGTTTTAAATGTGTTAATTGTATCATATCGGCAAAACCAGTTATTCTACCAACTAATGATTCAATTTTACCCTTATACATACGTGGAGCAACTAAACTATAATTCATTTTGACTTTAGTGTAATCACTCTTAGGTCTCATCATGTTTTTAGCAAGTTCCCACTTAAGTAGTTTATCAGTACCTAATATTAAAGCTCCCTCATATAAAACTTCTAAAGATTTTTCTAACTTACCAAACCTTTGCTCTAATGCAGCATCAACTATAGGATTAAATGTCTCATCTTTAACTATTACTTTAGTACCACCTGTAGCTGTATCTTTTACTTTATATACCTCTTTTGAATATGTTTTATAATTAAAATATAAAACTTGTATTTGATTTTTATCTATTTCATCTACATCGTGAGATATATTATAGTACCCTGATTTTCTAAAACTTTGACCTGATATTTCATATAACTCTTCTTGTGTTAATTCAGGAAATTCTTTTACTAATTCATTTATAGGTATTGTTTTTACTTCACCTACATAATATATATCATCAAAATATGGATCTTCAGTATATGACCAAACTAAATTAGCAGGATCAACATAGTCAACAACTACACCTTCCGACGTGTTAAATGTAGTTTTTACAGCTCCCATACCTAATACGGTTAAATCATAGAAAAATCTTTTTCTAGTTTGCTCGTATCTATTACCTTCTAATATAGTTGCTATAGCTTGTTCTTCTGCTATTTCTACAGCTTGCTTGTAGTTAAGCTGCATGTGTATTTCTAATTCTTCTTTACTTTGTGGTACTTTTTCTTCAGGATTATTTAATATATTAACACCAAATAATTCCATAGTCTTTTGATTATCCTCAAGATTTTCCATATCCAACATTATACTTTTCATATAAGCTGTTCTTTTTTCAACACCGTATGGATCTTGTGAGTATGCTTTTATATCATAAACTCTTTCTGCAATACCGTTAACTACTATATCTACAAACTTAGGTATAATAGGTACTGGCTTCCAGTCTAAATTAAGATAAGATAAATCACCATTAATAGATAATTCATCTTTATATTTTTGTATATTTTGTTCTCCTCTAGCATATAATCTTAATCTATGGAAACTATCTTGGTTGTTGGCGAACCTATAAGTAACACCGTCTCTAACGAACCATTCTGATTCTATAGCTTTAGCAACTTTTAAGCCATATTCTTGACTTACCTTTTCTAAATCTGTAGCGACTTGACTTGGAAAATAATCTTTTGTTATTGATTCGGCCATATTATTAATCTATTAATTTTGATAAAGTACCTTTATTTTCGTACTTTGATATTTTTATATTTAGTTTTTGTTTTTCAACTCTAGCGTTTGGTGTGTATAAATGTCTATTACAAGCCATTATACTTAAACCACTACTAATAGCAGCATCATGTTTAGTTCTATTATTTATATCAAACTTTGACCAGTCTTGTAGTGTTTCTGTAAAATACATTTTACCTTGATCACCAACATGGCTTTGTATATACATCTCAATAGCAGCAGCGTGTGCTTGTTTAATATCTTCACTTGAGTTAGGTATACCACCTATTTCTTTTTCTGCTGTAGATAATTTATTCCAAGTTTTATCTGGTCTGTTCATTGAGTAACCTCTATAACCACGTCTTCTTAAATAATATAATAATCTTGGTTTATTATTTTCTGCTAGTATTGGCATACCGTAAAAAACTAATGCCATTAAAACATCTTCAAAAAACATTTCAGATGTTTGTGGTCTAGCTATATATTCTAAAAAAAATTGATTAGGTGGACAATCTTCCATGCTAAACTTAGTTAAACCATGTAAAGAACCTTTAGATCCTTTACCATCAACTGTTCCTGATATGTCGTAACTATCACAACCAAAAGCACCCATATGCTCGTTACCAGGATATTTTAAACCATTTTTAATAACTTGTTTGTTTTGCAAGTGTGATTGTGGCACCCATGTTATTTTAAATCTACCTTGTGGTGTTGGATAAAATATAACTTTAGTATCTTTTATACCGTTAAGCCACTGAAAATTACCAGTAGACAAATAGTCTTGAGCAAACTCTTCATTATAATCTATTTGCTCATATATCTTAGCTAGATTAAATATACTATTTTTAGTTTCATCTCTAAAGGCATGTTCTTCAGTACGTGGAAATTGCCTGTAAAATTCATTTAAAGCATCTCCATCGTTTTTTAAACCATCTGCTTCATTTTGCCAATGGCTTAAAACACCTATATCTATGTAATCTCCATGTGGTCCTTTGACCTCTTGCTCTGGCGTATCAAATACAGGTAATCCATAAGAATCAATGAATCCCTCGTAATTCCATTCCATAGGTATGAACAAACTATATAATCCCGAGCTAGTCTGTCCATTGCGGTTTCTTTGTGTGACATCTGAATTTTTATAAAGTTTTTTGAAGTTGTCACCACCTTTATCTAAAGCGTTTGATGTTGATCCCATCATACACTTACCAATAATTCTACTACCTAATCGTAGTGTTGTTTTTGTAACTCTCCAGTTATTTAATATATTATTAGGTCTTTCCCACTTACCACTTTCATCATGTACTAACAATTTTAGTTTTTCACCATCATAACTATTATCACCTGTATTTTTCCAGTCAATAGTTGTATCTAATCCTTCAAGCTCTTCTTTATTATCTATCGTTATATTTCTTCTAGTTAATTTACTAGCTGGTACTCTATATGCTAATTCTGTTTTAGGTCGATCCATACCATCTTGAATCGGTTTAAAAAAGAAAGGATAGTTTACTGATATTGGCACTACTTTGTCTGTAAACATCTTTTTAGCATCAGGACCTGTTTTAGATAATATACCAAAACGTGAGTCACTTGATATTGTTGCTTGATTAACCACCTCACCTGAAGCCATAAACGAAAAACCAGATCGTCTATTTTTTAAATAACACATACCATAACATCTTTGATCTGCTTTGCAAGCTTCCCAGAATATATAAAATAATCTGTTTGCTTCTCTAAAATCAGGTTTACCCACATCTATTTTACTCCATTGTAAGTACATATAATGTGTACCTGTTATGTATGTCGGTACTTTGTTATTTAAAAACCAAAACCCTTCATCTCTTTTAGTAAATTCATCTTCTATGTAGTCTATGTATTTACTTTTAAAATCAGCTGGATAATTTTTCCAGTCAAATATTGTGTTTATTCTTTGTAGTTCTTTTGGATACTCAGTTACTTGCCAAGTGTCATTATTAAACCTATGTGGTTTTTGTGGTGTTTTTGGTAATGCTATTTTTAAATTTTGTATGCTATACACATCACCAATCATACCAGTTTTAGATATTACAACAACATCATGGTCTTTGTTATATCCATATTTCCAGGCTTTTTTCTTATTTAGCCTTTTTATAGTATTATCCCTTATAGGATTTATAACTTCATATAACGTTTGCTCGTACATTACTTAGATCTTCTTTCAGCAAAACCACTAAAAGCTTGTTGTTTAACCTCTTCTTTTGGTTTACCATCAAGCATATCCTGCTCCTCTTGTATTCTATTTAATATTTCAAAAGCATCAAATATAGCTAACTTTTTTGTAGCAGCTGCATTTTTTAATCTATCAGCAGAAACATCATCTTCTGTTTCTACAATTTTTTCTTTAGCAACTTTTATTAATTCATCAACAGCTCTATACCCAGCTTGGATTATATTCTTCTTCTTGTCCTTGATATTCATATTTAATTGTAATAAAATGTGATAATACTCTATATAATCTTTTATCGTCTATAACAAACTCGTATTCACTAGTAGGTCTAAAACCAACAAGATCACCTTGTTTTAAACCAGAATCATTTAGTGTTTTATCTGGATATTTTAATATACCAACTAATGGTTCTTCTTTATCTTCGTTAAAAATATCGTCTGACATTGATTTTATAGGTTGAACAAAACAAAAACCGTCGTTAGCTATCCATTTACTTTTATGTTTATATAAAAATATTTGATCAGCGAATACAAAGTACATATCGTCTTTATAATAAGACTTACTGTCTTTTTCTTTACCTCTTACATCGTTCCATCTTCTAAACACATTATGATGAACTATAACTATATCACCAACTTGTATATTTGTTTCACCAACACTAGGAACAGCAATTACCTCAGCATGTCTGTTAACATGTTGATGACTAAATATGTCTGTATTTAATATAAGATCTTTATCACCTACTTTTTTAACGTTAGAATATCTATTATCGTTTAAAGGCTTTATTATAAAGTTTTCAACGCTTCTCACTAATATTCTAAGTTATATTCAACAGATACAGCCATGTTTTTATTAAAGTCTTTCCATGGCATAAGCTCGTTGTTTTTCTTAATATATATACTAAACTTATCGTCTTCTTCAATTATAGAATCAATCATATGCCCTCCGTAAACCTCTTGGCCTACGGAGTAGTGCATTGCTTCATTTTTATAATCTTTACCGATACTAATCTTTCTTATCAGTTTCATTTTCCTCAGGTATTTCAGTAACAGTACCATCTTGTAAATTAACAGATACTTTACCGTATTTTTCTTCAAGTGTTTTTTGAATTACTTGTAATTCTTGTTGAAAGCCTTTTAGTGTTTCAATACCTATGTTTTTTTGAACTTCTAGGCCACCAACTTGCATTTGAACTTGATTTATTGCGTTTACCTTTTCTTGAACTGATTTTAATTCTTCATCAGTAATCTTTTTTACATCTTTAGCGATGTCCTCTACTTTTACGTCTTTTTCCATTTTATTAAATTTAATTTTGTCTTGCTATTAAGCGTCAGCAAGATCTTTACACGCGTCTGTTGCTTTTAAAGCTACATAAGCTTGAGCAACGTCATTTTTAGCTGATGCAGTATGTTTAGGTACATAAGTGCCATATATTGATTCTATAATCTCATTAGGCTTAGCTTCTTTAGAAGCTTTATCTTTGTACACATGACCAGTATAACTACCGTTTAATACTTTTTCTACTTTTTCTTCGTAAGTAGCAGCTGTTTTCACAGTACCATCTTCGTTTAATACTGCCTCATCTTTTACTACTTGTGTGTGATGCCACGCAACACTGCAATTAGCTTGTTGTATTATGATATAAGCATCAGGTATCTCGATGCCTTTCCATATAAATTTTCCTTCTAGTGCCATTGTTTTATTTTTAAGTTATTTCTATGTTTATATTATTACGCTATTTTCACGGTTTTTACCTATGGTTTACCACCACCACCTGGAGGAGGAGGTCCACCGCCACCTGGTCCACCGCCACTACCAGCAGATTGTGAAATAGATGTTGTCATTGTGGTTGTTGAGTTTGCGTCTCCAACCCCACCACCAAACGTACCTATATCAAAAGTTACAACTAAGCTACCACTTCTAGAACTACCACTATTAGACGCTACGGTAAAAGTAACACTACCATTACCTGTATCTTTATTACCAGATCCAAAATTACCAGATGTTATATTTACCCAAGTTGGCTTGCTAGAAACATACCATGTTGAATAAGTTGCGTGTGTAACACTTATTGTTGTTCCAGTTCCACCACTACTTCCAAAACTTTGATTAGAATTATTAGTAATAGGTAGAATATTATGATGATACTTGTAAAACTCACTCATAGCGTGTGGAGCTGTAGTATCCGGTTTGTTTTCGTTTAAATTAGTAAGAGTTATAGTAGCATAAGTTCCGTTTGATAACTGTTGTAAAGAAGTGTTAGCAGTATTACTAGATCTTCCAAACTCTGTGTTTAAAGTATTACTACCTGAACCACCATTACCTATAGATATCGCTCCTGATGTTCCTATTGCCATTACTTAATTTGTTTTTTTAACTCTTCAACTTCTTTAGTTAATTCTTTTACAGCTTCAATCAATACACCAACCACGTTACCATAAGCTACAGACTTCATACCTTCATCATCTGTTCTTACAACTTCTGGTAAGATTTTTTCTACTTCTTGAGCTATAACACCAATTGATTTTGTGTCTTCACCTATTTTGTTAAATTCAACACCTCTAAGTTTGTTTACTTTTTCTAGTGAATTGTCAATTGTTTTAATGTTTTCTTTTACTCTTTCGTCGGAAAAAGCTATAACATCAGATGTTGCTCTAATAGTTCCATTAACATCTAACCTGTAGCTAGGAGTACTATCTTTTATACCAACATTACCACTTTCATTTACAGTTAAAGTTTCTTGTGAGTTACCAGATCCACCCATGTAAACTCTCCATCTATTTGCATCACATCTTAATGTTGCGTAATCAGCACCATTGTTTTCTAACTGTTGACCAGTATCGTTAGTAGTATCTAAGTTACCTAAACGCCCATTTACAATTATACCAGAGTTGTCAACTGTTAATCTTCTAGTACCACTATACTCAACTTGAAAGTTACCAGCAGCGTTTGATCCATCATTAGGTGATTCATATATTTTAATGTTTGACCAATTTATACCTTCACCACCACCTGGATCATTAATATCAATTCTATTAACACCAGTAATATTATTGTTGCTCATTGCAATAGAACCAGTCATAGTACCACCAGCTAAAGGTAATTTGCTATTACAATCAGATATAAATGCAAGCTGTGTCCAAGCTAGAGTACTATTTATAGCAGCATTGTTAAAGTTTCTATAATATATCTTACCATTTGAACTAAAACCTAACTGGCTATTATATTCGCCAGAGTGTTTATTCATGGTTATAATCGCGTTAGCATTATTTACCGTTGGCATACCTAACACATCACTACCAGCTGAAGTTTGACCAGTATACAATAAACAACTTGTACCTGGGTGAGTACTTGCGTTACCACCATCAGTAAGTTTTCCTGCACTACTAGCAGCAGTACCACCACCTGCACTAACAGATCCGTCTGCCATTAAAAACTGTGATGACGTACCACCTGTTTTTACAAATGAAGTAGCAGTTACTGATCCAGCAAATGTAGTATTATTACTAGTATTTATTTCCATTGCTAGTGTAGTACCTGAGTGTTTCGCTATACCAAAATTATAATTACTAGCAGTACCCATTATGTTTTTACCTAATCTCCAATCAGTACCTGCAGCAGCTCCTATATACATATAACTACTAGTTGCCCCAGTACCCATGTTAACAAACCTTGCGATTTCTTGTGAAGCGCCATTAGCAGCTCCATTAGGATTGTTTGATGTTATATATTTTGCTTTTACAGTGTGTAAAAATTCAGCATCACCTTCTTTGTCTAAAATTAAAGCTTCTCTATCAGGTTCTAAAGCAGTATCATCTGATGTTAAGAAAACTAATTCAGAATAACTACTATTAGCTGTAGCTTCTCTAGCTTTAATCGCTGCTCTAGCTGTACTACCACTTCCGTTAACAATATCAAAATTCATTTTAACACTACCAGTTGCAGTAGTATCACCGTGAAGATTTTTTAATGTTAATAAGTCTATGTTTTCAGTAGCGTTTCCAGATATAAGTAAATCTCCATCTATAGAAACTTCACCAGTATCATCTACATTAAGTATTGGCATACCTGAAACATCTGCCACTGAGAATAAATCACCAGTTAAACTATTTGTTACTGAAAACAATTGTCCAGCGCTTGCGCTTACATCTAATACTACAGAGCCAGATGATTGATCACTGTCTATCGTGACATTTCTTCCAAAAACAGATTCACCGTCTGCATTTAAAGACAACTGAGTTAGTGATGTTCCTGTTTGATTTAAGAACTGTAAATGGTTACCAGAATTTTGGAAACGCATGTTCCATTTATTACTTCCATTTTCTCTCCATCTAAAATCAATATCATTAGTGCTATTAGGTGTTTCTAGTATTAACTGCGTATTATCATCTCTTACGTGTAACATACCAGCAGGGGCTGTAGTTCCTATACCTGTTTTTCCGTCAGTTTGTATTAACATTACAGGACCGCCAAATATTTGATTACCAATAACAAAATCATTAGTATGTCCCCAACCAGCGTGACCAACCACCCAAGCTGAGCCTGTGGTAGTTCCTGCGGTATCTAAGAAAAATGCTATAGCTGACTCACCATTTGTAGAATCTGGTGATATTCTTATACTACCGTAACTTTGTGTTCCGTGTACGTGAAACTTAGTGGCTGGGTTAATTATTCCTACACCTAAATTTCCACCATTTAGCATGGTAAATCTTTCTACAGCACCACCATCTAGAAATCTTAGTCTATCTGTTGTACCACCATAAGCAATTTGCATTCCATTGCTATTATTTGCAAGTAAAAGAGAAGCTTTAGAAGTATCGTCATTACCATTAGTAGCATTTCTTTTAATTTGCACTAAATAATTGCTATTAGCATACATAGTAGCACCGTCAGTTACGGATAATTTAGTGGTTGGAGTGTCTGTTCCTATTCCAACTTTTTGACTAGAATCAATTACTATTCCATCTGTGCTATTTGTTTGTAAATGTAATTTATTTTCAGTGGTCGTTCTTACTGTACCAGTACCAGATGTAAAGTTTAATCTTCTACTTGGGCCGTTGATATTAAGATCTGTAGTCCCTTGTACATGTACATCACCAGTAATTTTCATTCTTTCAGTTCCACTAGTAACAAATCTCATATCATTGTCACCAGCAAATTGGAAATAAGTATGAGTATCATTAGAGTGAAGTATTTTGTTGTTTAAAGCAATATTAGATATACCCATTGTACTAGCAGCAGATGAATAAACATCATTATGAATAGTGTTATCTGCAGTTGGAGAAACACTTTGGCTATTTACTGTATATGTTGAGCTTCTTGGTGTTACTGTTAAACCAGCTTTATTTGCTTTTAAATAATATTTACCACCACCTCTAAGCCATAATACCTCTGTGCTTGAGTTAGTCATTTGTGATATACCACCTAGTATTGTTACGCTAGCGTATCTTTCTGTCCAAGTTCTTATCATTCTTGATTGATACTGTGTACCCCAACCATTACCATTTGTTAAATAATCAAGTACTAAAGAAAATCCGTTATTATGTGTACTCCAACTTGGCACGCTACCACTTAACTGGTTTTCTATTCTAAGATTAATAATAGGGCCATTACCTAGACCTTGAATAGTTATTGGATAATATTTGTTAACAGAATATGTAGATGAATTAGTCAAATCAATCGTGTATGATACATACCCTTCAACATTACCCCCATTAAACGTAAGCTCACCTGTAATAGTTGCGTCACCTCCAATAGTTGCGTTGTTAATATTAACTAAATTTCTTGATGAATCAACTATATAAGTACCAGCTATTTGATAACCTGTTGTATTTGCAAACGTTGCTTTTATATTACCGTTTACTTCAACATCATGTACTTCACCACTATATTTACCAAATCTTACCAAATTTGAAAAAACATT